ACATCATAACAATGATCCTTGATTTTAAATGCAGTTAAACCACCGTCATGTCCAAATTCATATGTGCTGGCCATAAGATTCCTTTTTGTGTTTCGGATTACGAATGTATTTAATCTTACTCTCAACTATACGCATTCGATATTTGGGAGTTCGAAGATCTTTTGCAACAAGATTTCTAGGTTTTGAATCCTTATTATACATGATTCACTTTCGTTGGTCAAATTTCTTTAATACGTCTTTTGCATCTTTTAAATCTTCTAGTTCTACGATTTCATCCATCGTCGCCAGAATTACCAATTCTTGCAATGTGTCTGCAAGTTTCTGGTCTTCCTCATCCAGTAAATTATACCAATCAGAATACTCTTCATCAGTTTGCAATGTCCACATATGATCTAGCATTTCCGCTTGATATGGCGTGAGGTTGTCTATCTGAATCATATAAAACCCTCAAGAATTAAATGTATCAAATGGAGAAAAATCTTCTAGTTGTTGAGAATAACTCATAGCTTCATGTTGTCTCAACAACTCATTATCTTCCATAAGTTCTTCAAAAAGATTATCCGTTTGCGTATCGCGTTCGAAAGCAGCAAGGTTTGCGAGTTCAGCATTCACTTCTTGAATGGTGAGTAGACCAATATTCTGATTCATAAAATTCCTTCTCAACTTTATACGTCTATTATACATTAAATTAAAATAAAAGGCAACATATTTCTGCAAAAGAAAAAAACCCCTGTATACAGGGGTTTTGCAAAAACGATGCTGGTTTATGCGTTACCAGACACTCTGTAAAATGAAAAATAGAACTGCACCATGAACCACATCCAGAAGTCGAAAAAATTTGCCATTTAAAACCCTTATTTGGTTACAGTTTTAATAATATAACTATTTGATCAATTCTTTATTTAGGAATAACCTTTATTTCTGTTGTGGGTCTTGATTATTATCTGCAAACAACGATTGCACTTTATTAAGGAATATTTGAACCTTTGGAGGCTTTTTACCAGTCTCCGCCATGTATCGACCAACTTGCTTGTTTGACTCAATTCTATCAAATAGATTAGGCTCCCAGTCTTTATTGTGTTCGTCAACTTTGATCTCTGGAATCTCAATATCACTGGACTCTTTTAGAACTCGTTCTTCTCGTTGAGTTAGAAGATGGTCTTCATCCACATCAACTACATCTTGAAGCACTATCTCTTTTTTGGTTTCGGCGGTCTTTGTTTCTGTGGTTGTGGCAGCTTCTTTGGACACGAGGGGCAATTTCCGAAACTCATCTTTTTTCTCTCCATATTTTAATTGCCAATTAGCTGCCACTAACATTAAAACCGCTAATGGATCAAACACGATAACTATCATGATAATAACCCAACGAACAGCTTTCTCTAATAAAGCAGAATCTGTATTATCACCATAAATTAATGCTGCGATGTATTTCAGCGGTCCTACGTCTGCTTCGACTTTACGGAATTCTGCAGCCAGTGGTGCGCGGTCTTCTTGATATTTGGTGATTTTGACTTGAGCCGCGCTTATTTCATTGAGTAGTTTTGTTCGTTCTGTTTGTTGCGCTCTACGGATAGTGATGGAACGTTCAGCACCTTTCACCGTATCGGTTCTGGCAATAGTTTGGTCAACCTGTTTATCTAATTGAGCAAGTGCTGCGCGAGATGCATTTATATTTTCTTTTTCTGTTTTAATTTTTTCGTCAAGCAATGCCAGTTTAGCTTGGACATCTCCAAGTGGGATTCCATGGTCAAGATGCGCTTTTGATAAAAATCCAAAAATACCCATCGACGTGAGTAACATCAGAATAATCAGGGCGAAAACAAAATAGGTTTTTAGCAGCTTTGGAATTTCTTTCCAATTTCTGTAAAGCCAAGAAGCCACTACCAATTTTGACGCTTCCAGCAATGACCCCATAATTATAATCGCGATCGTAGATCCAGCGAAAATAGCTACAAGTCCAGCTATCGCGTACCATGCGGCGACTGCGGATAAAGATAGAGCGACTGCAAATAATAGATAAGTCATTTTTTAATATGTGAGCGGTGCACCCTTACGTGTATTTGACCGTTATACCACAGGTCAGGGTTTTCCAAAACTTCGTTGATAAATTGTTCCTTTGCCTCAAAATAAGAAGCACTGCCTTTATTTATACACAACTTTAATATAGTTCTTTCGAAGTTCTCTTCGCCCAATTCCTTAACATCTTTTTTAACATCTTCAGAAGATGACCAGTAATCTTTCCAATCCGATTCAACTTTAATTCGTTTCCTTTTACCTTTCAATATTTTAGTTTTTGAAAAATAAAATAGTTTTTTACCAATGTACTTTTTATTGTTTATTTTGTTTGTGATAAGATAAACAAAAGCAGCATAGCCTTCTGGAATTTCAGTCAGCGGAATTCCTTGATATATCCAAGACATTATATTCTATTCTTCCAATATTTCGAATTACTCGTCATCTTCAATATCTTCTTCTTCATAAATGTCTGCTGAGCAAATTGGGCAATACACACAATCTTCTATACTGTGATCTTCGCCCTTGAGAATAATTTTCCCTCTCGCGCCACATTCATCACACTCAAAGTATTTTGTAGCCATTATTTCATACCTCGTAGTTTAAGATTGAGCACAAAGTTTTCTACAATTAACTTTGTTATACTTGCCAACATAGTCAGTTGATCGTTTGTGTTATATAATTCAATAACCTGAGACGCAATAAGGCGATACGCCGTATCCTCGTCAATAGAAAGCATACCCCAATCAATTGGGTCTTCGCTTTCTACCTCTCTCGCAAGTTCAACTAATTGTTCTACTGATATCATGATGCTTTCCCCCAAACGTCATCCCAAGAACCAGACAATGCACCTTTAGCGTAATCCGTGACTCTCCCTTCGAAGAAATTTCCGTGGATTGGCGCATTGATCATTTCTTCAACCCACGGTAGTGGGTTCTTTTTAACTTTGAACACCCCTCTCATACCAAGACCAATTAAGCGGCGATCTGCAATATAACGAATGTAATGTTTAACATCTTCTGACCGTAAGTCACGCATGTCGCCATTAGCAAACGCCAGGTCGATAAATTTATCTTCCAACTCAACCATCTTTTCAGCAATGGTATAAATTCTACTTTTCAACGAATCGTTCCAAATTTCTGGCGTCTCTTTAATATACTCTTTGAACAGACGCATCATTGACTCTGCATGCATAGTTTCATCAACGATAGACCAAGTAACAATCTGCCCCATACCCTTCATAATACCATGGCGCGGGAAATTCAAAAGCATGATAAAAGAAGAAAACAATTGCATACCCTCGGTGAATGCAGAAAACACTGCGATATGAGTAGCAGTTGATTCAAGAGTACCACTCTTGGAACTAACATCTAGAACATAATCATGTTTGTCTCTCATTGCCTGATACTCAAGAAATTGATTATATGTGCTTTCTGGCAACCCTAACGTTTCAATCAAATGACTATACGCAGCAATGTGTAATGCTTCGCGAGCAGCAAAGCCCATCAACATCATACGAACTTCTGGTTGAGGAAAATGCGGAAGATAATTTTTTACATATCCCCCGGCTACATCAATATCACCTTGTGTAAAGAAACGAAAGATGTTTGTTAAAAAATCTTTCTCTTCTTTACTTAATTTCTTTTTCCAATCTTTAACATCCTCTGCCATAGGAACTTCTGTGTGTAACCAATGAGCTTGTTCATGTTTCAGCCAAGCATCATATGCCCACGGATAAGAAAATGGACGAAAATAACTACGCTCATCTGTTAGCTTTAATTGATTATGTGTTTTTCTCATATTTTTACCTTATTTCGTAGGCATGCGTTTAATTACACCAACCTTTTTTGGTACCACCGTCATATTCTCTAGCATAACCATTGGATAGCAAGTTAGCTGATAGAGAGTTACCATCAACGATGATATCGCCTAGTACACGCCCACCGTATTTATCCCAACCAATTAACTTAACTAAGATATTTTTACCATTTTTGATAAATGCTTTAGTAAACTCAGTCGCTTTGGCTGATAGTTCTCGTTCTTTGTCGCACTTAGCTAAATGACCTTTTTCTGGAGTATCAATCCCGGCAACCCGCACAGCCAACTGTGGTTTCAACGGTGGAGGAAGAAAATCAACATTAAAAACCACAGTATCGCCATCGTTGACGCGGTTAACCTTCCAAGAATAAGTTTCAGCATTGACTGCCGCGCTAACTAAAACCATTGATAATGCAATTATAATGTTTTTCATATTTTCTTGATACCTTTAATGTTATATTTTCTCATTTCTGTTCTATTTCTATTAGCGACTTTCAGGGAACTATAAGGAACATTTAGTTTTTCAGATACTTGCTTCATATATTCGAACGTTTCCACCCTACCATCAGAGAAGGTGACTTCTACTGGGTATGCTGTATGATTAGTTGCGCCGCCTTGATTTGGATTTCTTTCCGTCATTCTTTTTCTTGCTGCATCTCTTGAGGTTTCAGATCTTCCAGGATTGTTGATTTTTGAATGCCATTTTTTGAACTCAGAGTAATTTTTCTTAATAGTTTCAACCATTCTAGAAGTTAACTTTCTGTCTCCATGAGGATCTCGCACCATACACAAAAAGCCATAATGAACTTTAGGGTTATCTGGATAGATCTTTGTCAATAACCAATGTGCAATAAAATGTTCTCTGTACGTCAACAGAACTAAATTTTCCTTTTCATTCGAACCACCCATACATTTTGGAACTATATGATGCAATTCAAACCCTACACATCTGGTTGATTCTCTGATTTCTTGTCTAGATTTAGTTAGGGATTGATAAATTTTTTGATAATTCATAAACAGCCTCCTTTTAGACTATTTATAAAATCCTATACTTCACAATCCCTCACATATTCAACCTTCGCAAGATAAACAATCGGACTCCCCACCAGCAAGAGATTTCAGATCAATTTCTTTGATGACTTCTCTTTCAATTCGCTTCGACACTTTGTCAGCTTTAGCGATTTTATCAGAACGGCAGTAATACATCGTTTTTAATTTTTTCTGCCATGCCATAAAGTGAACCGCGTGTATGTATTTAATATGAGAATCTGGTCTAAAGAATACATTTAACGATTGCGCTTGATCGATGAATTCTTGACGATCTGCGGCGTGTTGAATGACCCAACGCTGGTCAATTTCCATAGAAGTCTTGAATACATCTTTTGTCCAGTCGTCCATCCAATCAATGTGCTGAACGCTACCATCATTCGCAATAATCGAACGCCACACATCTTCAGCCCATCCTTCATGATGTTTCTCAGCTTCTTTTTGAATAATTTTGTCCAAATACCTATTCTTGTTTAGGTGCGATCCCGATAATGTGTCTTGACGATAACAGTTTGCTCTGTAAGGTTCAATACTAGGGGAAGTGTTACCCATAAGAATGGAACTTGACGCATTTGGTGCTATCGCCATTAAATGAGAAAATCTATTACCAGTACCCTCAGCGTCCGGAGCTTCACCTCTTTCTGATCCAAGTTCTTTATTCGCGCGATCTAAACCTTCTCTTATGTGTTTAAAGATTTGTTTATTTCTACCAACTGCCAACGATGATTGCCATGGAATATTATTCCTTTGTAAGAAAGCATGCCACCCCAACGCGCCAACGCCGATGCTTCTTTCTCTCATCGCAGAATATTGTGCGCGTTTAATACTAGATGGTGCGTTTTCAATAAAGAATTGAAGAACATTATCTAACATCTCAGCCACATCGCGTAAGAACAATGGTTCATTCTTCCACTCGTCATAATACTCTACATTTAAAGAAGAAAGGCAACACACAGCTGTTCTTTCTTCATTTGTTGGAAGAATAATCTCAGAACATAGATTAGATTGATGAACTTTCAATCCTTTATCTTTTAACCAATGCGGTAATTGTCTATTTGATTCATCAATAAAATGTAGATATGGTTCACCAGTAGTCATGCGCATCTCAAGAATACGCTGCCACAATTCTTTGGCAGAAACTTTTTCTCGAATCTCGCCACTATGTGGGTCTTTTAATTCCCAAGAATCATCAAAGTCAGAATCAATCATAGATTTTTCTATAATTTCCATGAAAGAATCTGGAATGTTCACTCCATGATGCAGGTTTAAACATCGCATGTTTTGATCACCAGTCGGTTTTCTCATTTCTAAAAATGAGATAATATCTGGATGAGAAATATCTAGATACGCAGCATAACTTCCACGACGAGTGCGCCCCTGACGGTATGCCAAAGAAGATGCGTCGTACATTTTCAAGTGTGGCATGACTCCAGTGGATTTGTCATCCGCTGAACGAATACCGAATCCAACTCCGACACCACCACCGAGCATTGACAGCCAATTAGTTTCAGAAAGATTATCGACTAGACCTTCTGCGGTGTCTTCGATATAGTTAAGAAAACAGCTAATCGGCAATCCGCGTTTGCTACGCCCAAAAGATAAAATCGGGGTTGAATACGACAACCAGTGCTTACTGGAGTAGTCGTACAACCGTTGAGCATGAGCAGGATTACTACCAAACTTAGACGAAACATACGCGAACCTTTCTTGTGGAGAAGTTTCTTCGTCTTTCATGTAACTTTCTTTTAGACGTATCTTTCCGAGTTCATCAAACAAGTTATCACGAGAATAGTCAACCCTTATGCCGTGCACAATTTCTTCCATCTTTTCTCCGATTATTTTTATTGATTTACAAATTCATTAGCCAATGGAAACACTTCAGCAATTACCTTGGCAATTTCTTTAGCAATATCAGCGTGTTCTTTTTGTGTTCCATTCGCCATTCTTAATTCGCAGTAGTGTATCCAGCTACGCAATGTGCCGTTCATATAAAGACGAGACACAGTGAGCCCTTCTGGAAGTACCACTCTTGCCTGTTCTTTGGCGATGCCTTTACTAATAGCCCAGTTGTATGTGTCAGCGACCATCATTCCCACAT